CCGTATATGAATTTCTGGTATTTCCAAATTAAGTTCCTAAGTCATACTATACATAAATATAACTAAGAAAATGCCAGAAGTTTATGCAGCATTAATAGGAGCAGCAGCTACAGCTTTTGTTATGGTTTTATCTAATATGAGTAACCGCAGAGAAAAGACAATTATAGATATATATAACAGACTAAACAAGCTATCACAGGCGGTTAGTAGGTTAGAAGGCAAGATTCAATAATTTCTGCTATGTTTGAAAAAACAGACAAATCATGGTTAAAATCCTAAAACCTATACTTTTACGCTTCCTCACCACGACAACTTGCAAGAGATTGATCGTTGACCTTTTACGTACAATTTGTGAACAGACCTCGAATAATCTTGATAATCGGGCGGTAGATATTCTAGAAAGACAATTATTTCCAACAAAATGAGAAATATTATTAAGGCTTTAACTTCCACTTATAGTCTTGAAAATGAGTTTGAAGTGCAAAAGTCTATAAATTTTATAAATAATTTGGAAGATATTGAAATATTAAAACCTTATGCGGTTAAGTTATTGCAAACAAATGCAAAACAAGCTCACTTTATAACCACAGCACTTGATTTGATCGCCTCACAGCAAGCTTATCTGTTTAAGCTAGAAAATAGATTACGCCAAAAAAAAGCGACCCTTTGGGATCGCATTAGGTTTGTTATATTTGGAAAATAGTAAGAGGACTTACAGACTGTATCGCTTGTGCAGGGCAATGAACGTATTATGAACGCTGACTCACCCTGTATCCTCGATGGGAACTCTTTACATCTTTGAATAGAAAATCACGACATTACTTAGAGTCATCAGTAAAAATTTCTATCAAAGGAGCAGCTTTACACCCTAACCAAAAAAGGTAGTCATGCCTCTTAGTTAAGGAACTAGATCCTTTTCTGTAATATCAAACCAACTAGCGGACTCAATGACCTTTCCAGTTTCGTGATCTGTTTTTGTTATTTCACAAAACTCATAAGTTCTTTCCGAATCTGGGTGATAAAAAATCTGACCGACATAAGGATTGTTTGGAAAAGTTACTAAGTACATAATCAAAAAGGTAAATCTTCTGGAAGTTCACGCTGGTTTGCTTTGACGTTTACAGTCCTCTCAGAGGCCGATTTAGGGTTTAATGGTGCAATCTTGCCTGAGTTACCCCAGAGGCCGCCCCAGATCGAAAAGCCAGCAACTTCATCATAATCTGATTTGCTTTTGTAAACCCTTATCTTAGTATCTTCGATATGGGCATTATCAACCATAGTTTGTAACCAGTTTGCCATTTTCATGGCTTCATCAACTGATATGTCGATAATTACGTTTCTTTCTGGTGCGTTTTCTCTATCGCTGTTATTGTCAACGATTCTTAGTTTTGCGTTAAATGCGGTGTTTGCCATAGTAATTAAAAAGGTTCAATAGGTGTAATGCCGTTTGCTTCTTCCCAAGCAAGGACTTTGTGTAGTTGGTATCTAATTGTGGGTTCGCCATAAATGGCATGAAATCCCTCAAGTCTGTAAAACTCAGGCCCAAAGCCTTTGTATCTCCACTTTCTAATAGTTTGAGGAGTTTTGCCATATCTCTTGGCCAGTTGATCTGTTGTGAAAAACTGGCTCTCAGCTACTGTCATGTTTTAATCACCTCTCTTCTAGTTTTAATTAAGTCGCAGAGGTCGTTGTAGTCCTCTTGTGGTATTTGTCTATTAGAATAACGCACCTCTAAAGACTCAGCACATTTATCAAGCCTTTCTTTGGTTTCAGCTTTTAAAATTGCATCTTTAGCAGCGACAGAAAGATTTTGAACTGGCTGGGCTGATCTGTCTTTAACTGGGTCTGATCCAATTTCTTTACTTACAATCTCATTTCCTGTCCAAAGTTCGGAGCCAAGAGAGAAAGTAAAAGCTGCACAAGCACATAAAGCTCTTCTGTGAGAATCAGAAATATCTCTTGAAGAAATCTTCTCCCATTTAACAGGATTGTTTCTGTAATCCATTATTGGATAAGGAAAAGAGCTTGTTTTATTACCTTTTGGATCTGTAAAATAACCCATCAAAAAGCCTGTTTCATCAGGTGCTTTCCATACGGCAAGATTTGACAGAGGGTTTGTAGGCGATTCTGGAGGGAGTTCTAAATGAAAATCCCAGCCTTTTGCGTGTTCATGTAGGTAATTTGCAATTTTTGCCCATGAAACATATTTGTAGTTGCCTTTGAGGTAGATGTCCTCTGGCTGAATGATTCCTGTTAATAGTGGTCTAGTCATGGTGTTAATTAAAGCCATTTAGGGGGTGTAAGTGTTTTAATGCCCTCTGGAGCTTGATCGGTATATCCAGCCCAGATGCCTGACTCTTGGGCAGCTTTTATGTCAGACAAAGTTTTTTCTTGTAGTTCATACCCACGTTCAATAAAGTGGGGTGAAAGTTCATATACTCCCACGCTATATGGAAATACCTTTTCAACAGCTACAAAAATAAATCTCTTTTGGCCTGTTCCCTGTAAATAGTGAGCAGCCTGTAGGTGATAAAAAAATGAACAGATAGTTCTTGTAAATTTATCTGGTGACGCACCACCTTCACCTGTTGTTTTAAGATCAATGACCATATCATCAATCACATAGTCACAACGGCATTTGCATTGCAAACCTGTTTCCCTATGCTTCCACCAGAAAGATTGTTCTGCTAATCCTCTGGTATCTCTCAGGGTATCTGAAATAATGTATTTGTTGGCAAATTCGTTATTACAAAGAGCCTTATAAATACCAGTAAGAGTATCCATTTCTGGAGTTGTAAAAGTTTCAATGCCTTTTTCTTGCAAAGCAAGTGCTGTTGCTTTACCAGCTTTTGTTCTTTTATCGTCTAACAAAGCATAAGAGTTAGAAAAAAGTTCGGGTTCTAAGCAGTATTTGTGGCACATTGATCCAAACTTCATTGCTGGAGTTGCAATTCTGGGAGGATTGTTTTTGCCATACTTATAGATGTTGAAAGCCTGTAAGCCATGATCTATGGCATATTTCAAGTCAGAAGCAGCAATAGCTCCATCTGATCTATACACCTGTTCGTCAATATCAACTGACGTTATGTGCGGTGTGGTGTTGTTTAAAGATTCCATTCTGTTAATATATTGGTGTCCTCTGGTATCAGGACAATGGGTGGAATACTGGTAGAGATCAGGGGTGGTCTTTACCAGTATTTTTTTGTTCTAATTTTTTGACTCTATCTGTAAGCTCAAGCATTGCCTGAGCCATAGGATTAAATTTCTGAATAATTTGACGTAATTCCATAATTGAATCAGTCATTACTTTCATAGTTTCGTGTACTTCTTGTTGAAGCTCTGTGTTTTTTACAGTTGCTTCACTTGCTTCTAAATGCAGTTTCTTCCATTGGTCATGCCAGAAAGAAAGTTCTTTGTACCCTTTTTCAAGATCAGCAAGCCTTTGCTGTATGCGTCTAATTTCAAAAGTCATTGTTGTAGCTCCTGTTTTTGTCTTGTTCTGTATGGCATTTCTTCCCAGATCAACCAATCGTCAGGTTTCGGTGCTAGTAAACAAAAATCTTTCTCACCATAAGTGTATGCTTCAATAAGTAATTGAATATCTGCTGATAGTGCCTGATTACTATCTGCAAGTCTGTGATGACTATTACTGAGGTATATCATCCCCCCTGCCAATATTGCGGCAGCAAAATAACCTATAGTTGCAGCGTAGTTCATTTCTGTAACTCCCTGCACGCCATTTCAATATTGTTTTGATGACAGTCGTTATATGTCATCTCGTAAAGGGTTCCAGTAAGGGTTGTATAAAACAACCCCATACCAGCAATAGCAAGTAATAGATTCTGCATTAGTCAAGCTCCGTTTGATCGAATTGAATTTTGATTAGTGGATAAGATTCAACATCTGTGAATTTTTCTTTTGCTCCATCAAGCATTAGTTCATAAAGTTTGACTGCTTGTTTTGCTTCATCTTCTGTGAACTTGTAATTGCTCTGGTTAGCAAGGTTCAAAAGTTGCTTGTGTCTTTTAACTAAAGCGTTAACTCTTTGAACAAAAAGAGCTTTAAACCTATCTCTCTTGTGCTGATCTTTTTCAGCTTGTGTTTTGGTCATTTAAAATACCTTGCGAAAGAACGGCCTCTCAGCCATATCTAAATATTATATTACCTTTTACTACCTGTCAATACCTATAAGATATTATTACAGACTCTTAACATATAGAGGTAATTAGAGGTAGAAGTTTGACTTATATATGAATAGGATATATTATATAAATATGAGGTCGAGAGATCGGCTGATTATTCAAACTTCGCAAAGGATTCAAATGGCAAACGCAACTAAAGCAACAAAAGCAGAATTACATATGTACAGAAATTGGAAAGCTCAACATCAACTTGAGCTTAAAAATGGTGTACAAGCTGCCGATCACAAACTTATTGAAGAAAGCAAAAAAACTCTTGCTCAACTAGAAGAAAACTTTAAAGACATCAACGTTGGACAAGACAACAGGTCTTTCTTTTATCACAACAACGGCAAAACTTATTACTATCCAACAAGATTCACTTCTGATAGTGAAGCTGACAGAAAATGCAGAATCAAATATCAAGGTTTATTTGTCCAGTATTATGAAATGTTTGCCTACCTAAGTGAGAGCAAAGATGAAAAGTGGCTTGAAATGATGGCAAGAGCTACTTCAGCTAAAGAACCACACTTCACAGGATTTGATGGTGACGGCTACAGAAACCCAGCAGAAAACAAGTAAACCTATCACCCCTTAAAACAAATGGAAAACTTACAGCAAGAAATCTGCACAACAAATCTTTATTGCATCTACACAGAGCAAATAGGAACTGGCACTTGTGACCCAAATGCCCATCAATTCGTGGCATTAATTCAGAGGCTACCAAATGAGACACCAAAAGAGCAGATGAGAAGAGCTTACAAAGTTGTGGACAACTGGACTAAAAAGCAAAAAAAATGGCCTGTACATGGCACAAAGAAAACTGTGTGGGATTGTGGTGTAATTATCAGAGATTACAGGAAGATGAAGCACACACAGGAGCTTAGTCTTATAAAAGACTTTCCAGAGCTTCCAGAGCTTGACCCATCACAATATCCAGTTTGGGAGGATTAGTAATGAACAAAGATCAAAGACTAAAACTTGCTCAAGCCCTTATCACAGAGGCTGTTGTCTGTTCGGACAGAAACGACATTGATGAGGCAAGACATCTTACTCAGCTTGCTGTAAAGCATGAGTTCAAAGAAGAGATAGAAAAGCTTATAAAAGGTGATGTTGAACTATTCAAAATTACTTTCAAAGCCATGTATTCACAAAATGTAAAAGCAAGGATTGTTTCAACAATTATTCTTAATATGCTTATGGAAAATGAAGATTTTCAAAAAACATTTAGAGATAAATATATTCATGTCAGCCATGAACTTTACATCTTTGAAAAGCAACAGGAGTGGAAATACAATGGATAAAAAAAAGCTCAAAATGACTGAGAACAAACTTGAATACCAGTTTAAAAAGGCTTTCTGTGAACAAGAGGCAGAAAAATATATAGATTACCTTTGTGAACCCAGAACAAGGCAAGAAGTATATGCAGCAGTCGAAAAACTTGCTTTATTACATTTAGAAATAAAAAACTGCGAAGATGTTATTTACACAGCAAATGTTCCAGAATTTGATGATCCTTTAAATTAAAAGCTAATATCAATTTGTAAGAGATTACCTATGCTTCGTTACCTAAAACGATACATGAACATCTTTTTAAATATAAAAGCTGAAGATGCTGTAAGGCTTAGACAGTTTTTAAAAAAGAACCCATCAACAACTGGATCTGGTGTTGCTAGAGAGCATTTAGATGCTGGTATTATTTCCAGAGTTGTTTATTCCCTTGAACACGCTTTAAATGAGTTATAAGAATATAAGTCGGGTAGCCTGAAGACTTAGCCAAGTAAGTCTGAAAGCTATACAATACCCACCGAAAATGTGGGAAAGGCAGGGCAGCAAGCGAAGTGCTGATCTATAACCCGACTACTTAAAATTTTTAATTATGATAAAATTATATTGAGCAACCAAAACCAGTAAAAGGTTTGAAGTTTTCCAGCCTAGTCCTCATCAGCAAAAACTGTTTCAGAGATTAGGAAAGCAAAACAGTTGTTCAACTTTTTAGAGTTTTAATTGTTATATCAGCACCAGTTTTAGATTCTGTATCACAATATTTTTTGACAGCGTGTAAAGATACAACTTGGGAGTCGTCAGCAAATGCAGACCCAGTTAGACTATCTAGTAATGCTCTACAATGTTTATCCAGATCACCTTTGTTTTTGTTGGTAATATACACAGGAGCATCTTGACGAACCATACCATTTGAGAGATATTGCTTGAGCGGCCTTTTAAACCAGAACACCACCCCAACTTCTACTGGTTCTTGTATTAATTCGTTTGCAACTAACTTTGCCCTTAATTCCACCTGATTTCGAACAGAAATAATATATTCCATACAAAATGAGCTTTATACCAGAGAATACCCCATTCATAGCTTTGCCGACAGCTTTAAAGGGAAAAGTTACACCTAACCAATTATCGGTGATTTGGGTGTTGCAGTCATATTATCCAAATATTTGGCCTAGTTATTCAACCATTGCCAAAGATGCAATGATGTCTCCTCGCACAGTAATTAGAACTGTTAATCAATTAGTGGAACTTGGTTTACTGCAAAAACAAGTCAGAATTGATGAAAATAACCAGAAGACAAACTGCTATAGAGTGGCTGTCTGGCAACATTTCAAACCAACACCTGTATTAACTCCATCACTAACTAGAGGGGGTGTCATAGAGTCACAGGGTTATGACAGAGAGTCACAGGGGGTATGTCAGAAAGTCATAGGGGCTATGACACAGAGTCACCCTAACTATAACAAGTTAACTAAAACAAATAACTATAAAACTATTAGTCAGAAAAAACCTGCAGATAAATTTTTTGAACCATTCTGGGAATCTTATAGAAAGATACCTCTTTCAATGCGTGTTGTATCACAATCTAAAAAGCTTGCAAAAGCGGAATTTGCCAAATTAAGTAAAAAGACACAGGAAAAGATACTTGATTGCCTACAGGCCGATATAAGAGCCAGAACAAAGCAATTAAAGAATGATAACTTCACTCCATTATTTCCTGATTGTTTCCGTTATTTAAAAAATGGTCAATTTGAACAATATCTATTGACAGTATCCAAGAAACCCACTACATTAGGAAAACCCAAACAAAACACCCCCTTTTAACACCCCATGAAAAAAGAAAACGATTTGCCTAATGTATGGAATTACTCAAAAAAAATAAGCGATATTCCAGAAGGTGCAATAAGTATTAATTTAAATAATCCTGATAAATTAAGAATTTTTAAAGACGGAGAGTGGGTAGATACAGACCCTTTTGAAGATTTAGAAGAAAGGAAAGGAAAATAATGGACTTAAAAAAATTAAAAGAAAAGCATAAAGCTTTTTTAACTGTTAGTAAAGCTGACATTGAAAGATGCCATAAGTTAACAGAAAAATTATTAACTAAAAAAATAAAAATATGAAAAACTATAAAAGAACAGCCACCGATAGGGATATTACCTTCAAAGCTCCTATCCATACCTGTTACGCCTGCAACGATACAGGCATTATTAACAACGCAGACAACTTAGTTAATAACTATCTCCCAGACTATGACATTGATGACAAGGGAAGGCGGTTCTCTGGTCAGGATTTAGCTCTTATATGCTATTGCAGTTCAGCTAATGCTCAATATGACATAGATGGGCAGATAATCTCTCATGGTTTTAGAGATTCAGACGGCAACATAAGAAACAATGTTGGTGTAGACATACCAATGGACGCTGTCAGGGAAATACACAACAAAAGAAAAGAAAGCTGGAAACAGTCAGAAAAGCTTATGAATAAGCTTATACAAAAAAATATTAAAAACCAAAAAGCAAAACTTCCACCAGAAGTTCAAAAAGTAAAAGATCAACTTGCAAATTTTAAAATTAAATCATTATGACTAACTACAAGTTTCAATCACCTCATACTCCTGAGTTTAAACAAGCAAGAAATGAAATTATCTTACGAATGAGAAAAGATGGATTTTCTTTGCAGAGAATTGGTGACAGATTTAACGTCACAAGAGAATACATTAGACAAATCTTACAAAAAGAATTTGATATTACAGGCTGCATTAAATTTGTTGCTGGACAAGAAGCCTTACATGGTGAATATACTTCTCTTGATATTGCAAAAATGTTTGATACACCAACAACCACAATTAACTTTTGGCTTATGAAAAACTGCATCCCAAAACCTTCAAGATTAGTTGATAAGTCAAAAAATAGAGGACTTGAAAAAAAGTTTTGGAAAAAAATAGATATTGATAAATGGATACAAATTAGGTTGAAATATTTAAAAATTCACCTCGAAAGGTCTATTAAAA